TTGCCGGATTATGACAATTAAAATTATCATCATTGTACAATAAACTTGTTAACTTGTAACCATTTTTAATCATTATTCTAGACATTCCATATTCACCTGTTAATACCGCATCTTGCTTATCACGTTTAGACCCTAATACCGTATTTTGATGAGTACCATATAATTCTATAGCATGCTGTTTACAATGTATATCATTTGAAAATTCATCCGTACAAGATACTTGTACATTTGTAAGTAAATTTATAATGGGCTCAGTACATCTTATTAGGCTAAATATTGGTATCACTTTGGGGCCTGGCCCTCCCGGATTTGTATTTGGTAAAAATGACATACATGGGCTACATATAACTGCCCCATCTTTTACCATTTTCTTGTAAAATGGTATTAACCAATGGTCTTCTATATTTGATTCATAAATGGGTCCTATTGCTCCTGCGTTTATTAGACATAAGTAGTCAAATTGCTCCCATATTTTTGTTCCTTTGGTATTTTCAAAATACTTAATGCCATTATACCAGCCTTCCCAGTCACTACAATTGTCTTCTTTTAATAAATATACATTCGGTTTTGTAGGAATTAGTACTTCACATTGATGCCCGTTGACAACAAATAAAGTTGATATATTTAATTTAGCCCATAATTTATCATTTAATCCATATTTTATAAAAAATGACAAATTTGTCTGATTTTTTTGCTCATTTTTTCGCTCATAATAAACGTATATTATGCCAATTTTTGCCTCTTTAATATTTGGTAATGAGTTCATATTTTATTATTTTATAATTATTTATATTATTTTACATATTTTATATTATTTTAATCATATTGCCACAAACTGATTGTCCGTTTACTGTAAATGGGCAAGCCATTGTTACTTCATTATCATTATAATTGAATGTTATTTCATCATTTTCATTTATATCTATTAATGCGACAATATTGTAGCCTTGTATTTGTGTTGTAGGTTCAAAAGAATGATTAATGTACTGACCCATTTGGTCTAAAACGTGTGTATTATTGCCAACATATATACTCTCCCGTGTTGGATATTTGGTCTCTTCACCTTTTAAAACAAAAATGATATCTCCTTTTTTGTATTGTTTGATTGAAAATAATCCTAAACCATTGATTTTTGTACTTTGTTTGACTTCCATTATGAAAATATGTTAGTTATAATACAAGCATTGTGTTTATATTTGTTTTATATTTGTATTTGTAATTTTTTCATAGATACTTTTTGCTTCCCCGTCCTCCAATATTAGTTCCGGAGCTACAGGCCACTCGGTGTATGCTTTGGCCTTTGTAGTCGGTCTCTCCATTTTTAACAGCATATTGACCGCCAAAAGCCGGCGTTCCAACGGCAGCATTTTAGCAGGCAATTTGCGACTGATTTGCTTCCAACGCCACTCAAATTGAAGCGCTGATTGCCAGTCAGGAAAGTTTTTTACATGGGCGGCTCTTAACCATATTTCACCTTTTTCTACCTTGGCGCCAGTGGCATGTGCGCCACCCTTTAGCTCTTTATTGTGCTGCCTTAGACGCCTATCTAGGTCAACTGTAGCGCCAACATAAGTGGCATTATCGCTAGATAATAATAAATAAACAAATGATGCTTCATTTTTAGACATTTGTATTATAATTATAAAATGTATTTATGTAATTATTTGTCGTCAAAATAAACAAATAATTATATAAAAAGATTTCATAAAATGGGCAATATGTTTTGCGGCGCAACTAATAATACAAATAAACCATCTAATTTAGAAAATATAGAAAAAGTTTTGAAAGAAGAAATGCCTGTAAATGTTGATAAAGTTATTGAAGAAGTTATTGAAGAAGTAGTAAAAGAACTTGAAAAAGAAGAAGAAGAAGTTTTACAAAAAGTAGTAAAAGAAGAAGAACTTGTACAAAAAGTAGTAGAAGAAGAGGAAGAAGTTGTACAAAATGAAGAAGTTGTTTTAAAAGAAGTAGATGAAGGTTTTAAAGAAGAAACTTTAGATGAATCTGTTGGAAGCGATTCGTCTTCCACTACATCGTCTATAAATGATACTACACCTCTTATAATAATTGAAAAGATAGAAGATGAACCTGTAAAAAAGAAGCGTGGTCGCAAAAAGAAGGTGGTTTAAAATAATATATATTGTATTAAAGACAATAAATATTATTACTAATATGGACGACGACCTTAAAAACGCATATATTTGCGATAAATGTAGTTATAAAACTAATAAAGAATTTAATTATAACAAACATTTATTAACAGCCAAACATAAAGATAATTTGTTAGTTAGTTCCGACAACAATAATACAAAGTCACATAATTGTAGTTGTGGTAATTCTTATAAACATAGACAAGGCTTATGGAAACATAAAAATATACATAATTGTGGTACAAATTTAGTGAAAAATGTAAGTAATACTGAATTGAAAGGTATATTAATTAAAATTCTTGATTCAATAAAGTAAAATAATGGGACTTTTGTGACTGAAAAATATTGTTTTTATAATGTTAAATAATTTGTAACCATAATGCTCATATAAAATATACTAGTATTTTTACTATATTTTCCAATAACAAAAATTTTCTAAAAAGTAAAAAGGAAAATCGATTTTGGACATTTTTAAAAATGTCCAAAAAGATGATAGTCAAATAAGTTCCGAAAAAGGCCAAAAAGTCACGTTGTGACCAATATGCTCTAAAACATTTTTTTGGGTTGTAAAAAATTGTGATGATATTTTTTGAATTTTTGCGTCCAGAACTTTAGAAACTTTTATTTTGTCTGTATAAGATAGGACTTATGAACCAAAAAGTACCATCCGAATTCTTTTGTGAAAGTTGTAACTATTTATCGTGTAGAAAAAGTCAATATATAAGACATCTTTCTACTACAAAACATAAAATGATAGTAAATTCGATAGGAACTACCCAAAAAATATCCGGAAATTTTGAATGTATTTGTGGGAAAACTTATAAATATGATAGTGGTTATTATCGCCACAAAAAAACATGTGTTATGGTAAATGCCGTGGATAAAGAATTAGACAAAGAAGACAAGGATGAAAAAGATTTAGACAAGGATTTAGACAAGGATTTAGACAAGGAAAAAGAAAAGGAAGACAAGGATTTAGAGAAAAGTAATGAAAAAGAGATGATGATGCTGTTTATGAAAGAAATGAAAAGTACAATGATAGAAATGTTTAAACATATGCAGCCAGTAAATAACAACACAACAAGCAATAATATTCATAATAATTCACATAATAAGACATTTAATCTACAATTTTTCTTAAATGAACAATGTAAAGATGCTTTAAATATTAATGATTTTGTGAATTCAATTAAAATTCAATTGTCTGATTTAGAAGACACTGGACGACTAGGATATGTTGATGGTATTTCCAAAATTATAGTCAAAAATCTACAAGATGTGGATAAATTTAAGCGCCCAATACATTGTAGTGATTTGAAACGTGAAGTAATTTACATTAAAACAGATGATAAATGGACAAAAAATGATGAAAATAATGAACAAATGAAGAACGCAATTCGTCAAGTTACAAATCAAAATATCAGACAAATTTCGGCTTGGGCGGCAGCACATCCAAACTGTAGAGACCCAAGCTCAAGAAAGAATGACCAATATTTACAAATTGTATCAAACGCAATGTCTGGCATTTCAAGTGAAGAACAAAGTAAAAATATGATGCAAATTATCCGAAATGTGGCTCGGGAAGTAGTCATTGATAAGTAAATTTGTTAGTTCTTTGTTGTTTTTTGATTAACAAAATATAAAAATAGAATATAAACACAAATTGTGATATATATGTATACAATACAAAAATGAGTAGTTATTTTAGCGTCGATGAGATATATGAAGAGAATAAGGTTTTACGGGAGACAGTTGCCAGATTGGAGGCAGAAATTCTACAGTTAAAGGAAAAAAATAAGAGATTAAACCAGGTAATAGACGCGCAAACCGAGGAGAATGCTCTTGAAATTTTAGAGTATTTTCATTCGTGTTCTAGTATAAGAAAAACAGCTTGGAAATATAATATGGAAATGGAAGAATTATATGAATCAATACCAGAGTGGGATGGTTGCCGCGATGGACTACAAAGCGCTAATGATTATCATGAGTGTCGAATTGAAGTAATTGGTCGCCAAGAATATGATGAGGAACAAGAATATGATATGGAACCAGAACAATTAGAACATTTGATGAGAACACCTGAACCTGAGGAAATAACCAAAATAATAAGAGATTACAAGAAAGGTAGTTTGGGATTATATGATTTGGCAGATAAATATGAATTGAAAATAACTAATTTGTTTAGGCTACTTAAAGAAAACAAGGTTATTGAGAAGGAAACAGACGCAAAGTATTACAAATCTTTTTACGTAGATTATAATGGTGCTGGGACGGAATGGGACCAAAACAGTGAAATAGGGCTTATTGAAGCATTTTATTCCGAGGTAAACTCACAACCATAATATATAAAAATTGAATAATTAAATACACAAATTGTATTTAATTATAAATAAGAAAATGGCACAAGAAAACGAGAACGTTAATCAAATGCAACAAATAGTGTTAGACACTATGGATAAATACACATTTTTAGAGGAGTATTTATTAAAACCTGATATAAATACAGGCAACAAAATGCCTACATTTGTAAAAATGATATCAACAATTTTATACTTAAGACGCAGGATGGGGTTTCTAGTGGAGCCAGATGAATCATTTTACAACGATATAGAGCGAAATGATTATACTGAGTTTCAAAATATAGAAGATGATGTAGAAATATTTAATTTGTTAGTGTGTTTTGTAACAATGGCATGTAGTTATGTAAATGATATGGTTAAAGATGATGAGTCAAGAGATAAGATAATAAACACAATTCGCCAATATTATTACAAGAACAAGGATTTTGTTGCTGCTATTTAATTACGCATATTGTAAAGTATATTCACGAGCAATTCGGTTAAATTCTTCCTTGTTAGATTTGTAAATATTAGCAATTTCGGGCGTCAATGGGTCGTCAGGATTGGGGTCAGATAGAAGTGAACAAATAGATAATAGTACTTTGGTAATACTCAAAGCAGGGCTCCACTGGTCTTTCAATATATCTAAACAAATACCACCGTTGCTGTTGATATTAGGATGATAAATGCGTGTTTCAAAGGTGATTTTGGGTGGTTTGAATGGGTAATCAGCAGGAAATAAAATTTTAAGATTAAACATACCGCCTTCATAGGGTGTTTCAGTGGGACCAATGATGGTTGCTTGCCATGTAAATAGGTCATTTGAGTTGACTAAACCGGCAGAACAGTTAACAGGTGTGTCTTTTTCTATTTCAAGAAGCTCTCTTTGTAGACGTTTAATAGACATTATAGTATATATAATATAAATACAGATAGTTTTTAAGTGGATTTGTTAGTTTGTTTTGTTTTTGGAACCCAAAAAATAAGGAAAAGAAGAAACAAACTAACATAAAGGTATTTTATTAGTATATTTATAAATGTCATTAAGAATTATAAATATAACAATACCGGCAGACGAATTGGTGCCGGATATTATAAGCACATTTACACCGGAAGAGAACCTATTAATGTTAAAAATAGGCAGCAATTGTTTAAAAGAGGGTCGCCAAGCGGTGGCTAATTTGACGCAAAAGGAGATTTATAATAAAATAAAGGATGAAAGTAAGTCAGAAATTGAAAAACTAGAATTAGATTTGTTAGTTGAGAAGGAATTAAAGAGTAAACTTTCAGAAGAAATAACAAAGATATACCAAAAACAGTTAGATGATATGAAGAAACAAATAGATACATTTAAAACACAACTAAAAATTTATGAAAATGACAATAAAGAATTTGTTAGGTTGGAAGTTGAAAAGGAAAGGAAAAATTATGAATTTATGTTAGGTGAAAAAGACAAACAATTGAATAAAATGACAGACAATTATGAAAGATTTTTGAAGCAAAATGAAGTAAAATCAAGTAAAAAAATAGGAGACGAAGGAGAAGATACTTTTGTGCTATTATCAGACACATTCAAAGATTTTCCTGGTTACAAATTAGAAAAAAAGGCACATCAGGCACATAAAGGAGATATACATCTTTTTTTTAAAGATTTTAATGTGTTAGTTGATTTGAAGAATTATTCAAGCTCAGTTCAGAAGAAGGAATTGGAAAAAATAGAGCATGATTTAAGTATAAATAATACAATGGATTTTGCTTGGTTAATTTCATATGATTCAAATGTATCGGATTGGAACCGATTTCCGATAATGTATAAATGGATTGTTACTGAAACTGGATTAAAGTGCGTTGTAATAGTAAATAATTTGAATTCTAATAAAAATCCAGTAGATGTACTAAGAAATGTATGGAGTATTACATGTGAATTACATAAGATGATGAATAAGACAAAAGTGAAAGATAATGACGTTCAAGATATGAAGGAAAGGGATTATAATGTGGTCCAAAAGATAAAAACAGCGCAAAAACGGTTAAGCGAATTGAGACGAAGTGTAATGAGTATGTCTCAAATAACAAAAGATATAGAAAATGATATAGTTGATGCGTTGTCTTTATTGTCAAATGAAATAGTTAAAAATGAGTCTGAAAAGAATGAAAAAATCAAAGAATGGTGGGATTTAAATATAGATTGTGATGATAATGACGAAAATAAACTAACATCTACGGAAATATGGAGCCGATTTAAGAAGGATAATAAAGAATATGTTGATGAAAATAAATTATTAATAGATGATTTTAAAAACTATGTTAAGATTTTTATTGATGTTGATAAATACAATGAAAAAAGTAAAAAAGGTTCAATTGAGTTTATTGGTTTTAAATTTAAAGAAGTTTTGTTAGTTAGTCAACCAATTGAGATAGAAATAAATATACCAAATGTTGTACAAAACAAAAAGAAGATTGTAAATAGGGTTTTAAAAAATCAACAAAAATTAGTAATAGATGAAGAAGTAGATAAAAGTATAGTAGACCAATATAACACAACCGATGATGATATAATGAAGATATCAAATGATAAAAATCTTATGGTTTGGCAAATAGTATCAGTGTTAGTTAATAATAAAATAATAAATAAAAGAAATGATGCTAGAGGTTATGAAATTTATAAAGAGACAGAAGAATACAAAAGTAAAATAAACGACAGCAAATAAGGCTTTTGTTAATTTAGGAAACAATTGGGATGGGACCCAATTTAACAAAAATGCGTTTTTGTGTTTCCTAAATTAACACTGATTTTTTTTGCATTTTATTACAATTTTACGTCACATTTTATTTTTTACACGTGTTTATTGCAAATTATATCCATTTAAATAAAAATGTAATTATATTATAAGACTATTTGTGCTATAATATAACTAATTTGCGGCAATTATGATGCCAAAATGTGGCGACAATATAAAAGTGATTATGGTCACAAATTATGGTCACGTAATATATTAGTTATAAATAAATTGTT